CAAGTTGAAAATGGCCATGATCGTGATGGATTGGGTTCAGAAGAGAATTATTTCTGGAAAACAGCAAAAGAAAGGTCTGATTTTAATATAAATGTTGAAGCAGACCCTAATATTGGAACAGGAAATACTGCAATTGATGGATTAGGTTAAAAACTAACAGATATAGTGTCTAAATAGAACAAATGTTCGTTTAGGCACTTTTTTTGTGTCTAATTGGAGGTTCCCATGTCAGAAAAAATGCTACGAGAGATCGCAAACGACTCTTTGACTCCTAAAAAGAGTGATAAACAGAGTTCTAGTGACTTTTTTGAACGTCTTCGTGAAGAAGATGAAGACGGATTAGATTATGAGATCGAAAGTTACGAAGTTATCTCTGAATATCGTTAGAAAACCCTGATAAATAAAATATAGTACTATAAACTTCTAATGCCAGCTCAAAGAGTTAGTAAAAGTTTCAAAGATCTTAGTATGTCATTCAAATTTAACCCTTTGAGTGGTGATTTGATCACTTTGAAGAATGAAAACGCAATAGCAAGAGCTGTGCGTAACATTGTATTGACTACACCTGGTGAAAAGTTCTTTGATCCTGATTTTGGGTCAAGTGTGGGTGAAATATTATTTGAAAATGTTGATGATATCACTGCCGTATCAATTGAAGACGAAATTAAGTCATCTTTAAAGAATTATGAACCTAGAGTTGAATTTATTGATGTAAATGTAGAGCCTAACTTTGATGAGAACCAATTTGACGTAACAATTTCATATAGAATAGTTGGTATAGATATACCTCCATCACAATTAGAATTTGCCTTGCTTCCATCACGATAAATGTCACTTTTAAACTTTACTAGTCTGGATTTTGACCAGATTAAAGAAACACTTAAACAATATTTACAATCCAACTCGAATTTTACGGATTATGACTTCGAGGGATCGAACTTGTCAACAATTTTAGACGTTTTAGCATATAATACTTACATTACCTCATATAATGCCAATATGATCTCAAATGAGGTCTTTATTGATAGTGCAACTCTTAGAGAAAACGTTGTTGCACTTGCTAGAAACATTGGATATGTGCCAAGATCGAAAAAAGCGTCAACTGCAACGATAAATTTCACTGTAGAACCAGGAATTACACCTCCACCAACAACAATCACCCTAAAAAAAGGCCCAGTTGCTGCTTCAAACGCATTTGGCGGTCAATCTTTCGTTTTTGGTCTTACAAAAGACGTTACAAAACCTGTAATTGATGGAGTTGCCTCATTTTTAGACTTAGATGTTAAACAAGGCACTGTAATTGATCAAAAATTTCCATTTTCAACAAATAATATCAATCAAAGATTTATTTTATCCAATGCAGGGATAGATTTAAGCACTTTAGAGGTCTATGTAAGACCATCTGCGACTTCTTCACTACTTTCGAGTTATACAAGGCAAGATAGTTTGTTTGATGCAGTCACAGGAAGTTCAATAACTAAAGATTCACTCATTTATTACATACAAGAGATCGAAGATGAGCAATATGAGATCATTTTTGGTGATGGAATCTTCGGAAAAGAACTTTCAGACGGAAATATTGTCGAAGTTTCGTATATTTTAACAAATGGATCAGAAGCGAACGGTATTAGCAACTTAAGTTTTGCTGGAAAATGCACTTATAGTCGAAATGCAGTTGAAAACACCATAACTAGTGGTATTTCTATCGTAACTGCCAATATACCCTCTACTGGTGGAGACGAAATTGAGAGTGTTGACTCTGTTAAGAAGTTTGCACCGCAAATTTATAGCACTCAAAACCGTGCTTTAACCTCAAATGACTATGAAATTCTAATTCCTAACAAAATTTACCCAGAAACTGAGTCAATTTCTGTTTATGGGGGTGAGGAATTGGTTCCTCCACAGTATGGAAAGGTTTTTATTAGCATAAAACCACGAACTGGTGACTTTGTTCCGAATGCAATCAAAGAAAATATCAAAAGAGACCTTAGAAAATACTCTGTAGCAGGAATTGTGCCCGAAATTCTCGATCTCAAGTATCTCTACCTTGAGACTGAGAGTAAAGTTTACTATAATACGAGTCTTGCACCTAATCCATTGATGGTTTCATCAACAATTTTGAACAATATTAACAAATTAGCTGCTTCTGCGGAATTAAATAAGTATGGAGCAAGGTTCAAATACAGTAAATTCCTTAAAGTTATCGATCAAAGTCACGAATCTATCACTTCTAACATCACAACAGTTGAAATGAGAAGAGATTTAAGGTTGGCCACAGACCAATTTGCTGAATATGCTATTGATTTTGGTAATGAATTCCATATTTCTTCCATGGATGGGTTCAATATTCGCTCTAGTGCCTTCAGAGTATTGGATATTGGTAGGCCAGTTTACCTTTATGACGTTCCAAACACTAATAGAAACACTGGATCACTAGGTTTATTCTCTTTAGACGCACCAGGTTCTACAACTCCACTAATTGAAAGGTCAAATGTAGGTGTTGTTAACTATAAAACTGGTAGAATGACCCTTAACCCTATTAATATTGTCTCAGGTAAGACAAAAGACGCTCAACAAATCATGGAAATCTCTGTTGTTCCTCACTCAAATGACGTAATTGGATTGCAGGATCTTTATTTGCAACTAGATACTAGTAACGTAGAGATGGTTGTTGATGAAATTGCGTCAGGTGCAGACCCATCAGGATCAACATATACAGTTACATCAAGTTATACAGAAAGAAAGATCGTAAGATAACACATGACCGAAAAAAGAGTTCAAATTAATAAGGTTGTCAAAGACCAACTCCCCTCGTATGTGAGAGATGACAACCCTTTAGTTGGTGAATTTTTAAGTGCGTACTATCAAGGGCAGGAATATCAAGGTGGCCCGATTGACATAATCAATAATTTAGATTCTTACATACAATTAAACAAATCTGGCAGTATTGTTGGATTTACAACTCTTTCAAGTGCTGTTGGTCAGTTTGATCAAACTATATTTGTTAAGGATACCACTGGATTTCCTAATAATTATGGTTTACTAAAAATAGATGATGAGATAATAACATATACTGGAATAGGAACAACTGCTTTTACAGGATGTATTCGCGGTTTTGCTGGTATTACATCGTTCAGTAATCCAGATGCACCAGAGGAGTTTGTATTTTCAACATCTAAGGCAGCAGCTCATGCAGTTGGTGTAGGAACGAGTGGTGGCCAAGTCAATAATTTAAGTGCATTATTTTTACAAGAATTTTTAAAGAAGTCTAAAAAACAATTTTTACCAGGTTTTCAAAAAGATTTAAACCCAAAATTAAATCAAGCACAATTTATTCGCCATTCAAAAGACTTTTATAACTCAAGGGGAACCGACGAATCATTTAAATTACTATTTAAATCATTATACAATGAAGAGGTAGATATCGTTAGACCTGCTGACTATGTGATTGCACCGTCAGATGCTAATTTTAGAAAAACTCGTGACATCATAGTTGAAGCAATACAAGGCGATCCCATGGATCTTGAGAATAAAACACTCTTCCAAGACCCTGTAGAGAATCTATCCAGAGCGTATGGCCCTGTTTCGATGGTTGAGAGAGTTAGGGTTGGTCTTTTAACGGAAACATATTATAAAGTTAGTATTGATGCGTCTTTTGGAACAGGTAGTTCTGATGAATTACTTTATGGTAATTTTTCCATTCATGCAAATTCTAAGAACGTTGGTGAAGTTGGAGCAGCACAAACTTACATAGATGTTGACTCAACTATAGGTTTCCCTGATAGTGGATCACTCACATTTAAATATAAAAATGGAACTACTGGAATCTGCACATATTCAGGAACTAATGTTACTCAGTTTTTAGGTATTAGCACAACTGGTATAACAACCACAATTAAGGATGCTACAGCGATTAAACAGAATTCATATGTTTATGCCCTTGGGCAAGCAAACAGCACCGCAGGGGTCACTACAGACGGCATACGTTGCAGAATAACAGGTGTATTAAGTGGTGTTCAATTACCTGATACTTTTTATCAAAGACAGGGTGCAAAAATAAAATTAAAGTCTTTAGGTAAGATAGCAAAAGTTACTGATTTCAAATCAAATAACTGGGTATTCAATGTTCAACCAAAGTATAATATTGATACTATTACATTACAAGATGCATCTAATAATACCTATGAAGTTACAACAAAAGATTTTCACAGAATAAGATTAAATGACAACGTAACGATTCAAACAAATAATGCTACGTTAGATGGCACTTACGCTGTAACTGATGTTTTAAGTAACGTAAAAGTTAGAATTAGAGGATCTGCAATAAGTGATCTTACAGCAGTAATTGCTATAACAAAAACTCTTTCAAAGCCAAACTCTGATGGATCTGGTGGTGGTGTAAATTATGGTTCTGGTGCTGATGATAATCATTCACATTTAAACAATTATACAGCAAACGTTCAAAACGTTTATATGGAAGAAGTTGGATATGCACATACACTTTCTAAACTTAAAAATCTAGTTGCATCAAACTCTTTACCAACTTATGGTAGTGATCATAAGATAAATCCAAATACACAAAAAATTACTTTATCAGGAACTTTCCTCGGTGGCCAAACTATTATTGGAATAGCAACTGATGCAGATAATGCTGCTCTACCAAAAGATCATAATTTCTTTAGTGGAGATGCAATTTACTATACACCACAAAAAGCTGATGATGGAACCGTATCTAGTTTCTTATTTGCAGAGGGTCTATATTTCATAGAGAGAGTAAATCAATTTGATATAAGGTTAGCAAAGTCTCGTTCAAATCTATATGATGGTAATTATGTAAAGGTATCTGAATCAACTGTTACTACTGAAATAACAAATAATACTTTTGAAAAATATGAGTTTCATAATAAACAAATTTTACCTCAAGAATTGTTTAGAGAAATTGATATGCCAGTTTATGATGGTAAAAAGTATAAAACAAAAATTGGATATAATGGTATTTTAATTAATGGTGTTGAAATACTAAGTTATAAGTCTCAAGAACTTTGTTACTATGGGGATATCAAGTCTATAGACGTTACAGGTGGTGGAAGAAAATATGATGTTATAAATCCACCTCAACTAGCAATTAACGATGCTACAGGTGTTGGTGCTACTGGATATGTGGCAACTAGAGGCAGTCTACAGGAGATAAGAGTTCAAGATCCAGGCTTTGACTATGTTGACATTCCTAAAGTATCGATAAGCGGGGGAAACGGATCTGGTGCTGTTGCTGAGTGTAAGATGGTTACAGTTCCACA